GTAGTGTCTTCAGCATTGAATTGGTATGCTATACCGTTAACTGTTCTATCAAATCCGTGTGACGGAATAACAAGGTTTCCTGATGCATATGAAGAAATAGTTAAAGTGTATATTGATTCGTCGACAGGCTCGTCAGTAATACGTATTGGCAATTCACCAGCAATATATCTCGCATCAGCATAACCTTTGTTAATAACAAGATCGTCAATACTAATGGCTGTATTGTGTGCTGTATTAAAATTATTAACTGCGTCTTGTGTAACACCGCTTGGTCCTAAAGCAATACCAGTGATGTTATCAGGTTCGTTACCTCTAGCATCTAATGGTCCGCCTAATGTTGGAGTAAGATCCTGTGAAACTTGCTTAAATGCTGTTCGAAGGATAATTTTATCTCTACTTGGAGTGTAGCTTATTAAAATACTATCAACAGAATCAGCTATTAATGCAGAATCACTAGCAAACGATGCAAGATCAAATCCCGTTGCTCCGTCATTTACTAATGGTATTGTATTTGGTATTAAATTTTCTGGTGTATCACTAAGTGTTGTGAAACTAATCTGTCCACCTTCGCCAAATACTGCATAAACTTCTGTAAAGTTTTCATTTACTTTACGGAACGATTCACGTATACTATCACCAGTACCGTCATTGCCCTCTACACCAATATCAATTTCTTGTTTTGCCATCTTATTCTTTGCTCCAGTTAACTAGCTTATAGTGGAATTGTTTCCATATTAAAATTTACACTAACGCCACAGCCACATGCTGACTGTGCATTAGGATTTCGTATTTCAAAATTAGAACCTACTAAACTTTTCACATAGTCTACTTCAGTTCCAATTAAAAACATAACAGAATGCTTACTAATAGCAAAGTTACCTTCGTCACACGATATTATTTCGTCACCGTCTTCGATATCTTCAACTTGTGCTGTTCCCCAATCGTACTCAAACCCTGCGCAGCCGCCGCCTTTAATGTTTAAAGTAATAGCATAGCAGTCATTTTCCTTGCATAACGTGCTAATTTGTTGGTTCGCTAATGGTGTTATTGTACAAACTGTCATATTTTTTGTTTCCTTACTGTTATTTATCGTTGCTTTTTATAATCTTAATGTAAATATAGTTATGTTTATAAGAGAATTTAAAAAGCAAACCCGGCATGTTCGTAAATCAAAAACCGGCAAGGAACACACCTACAAGCGTGAACAGTCTATTTGTCAACTTCGTTGTGACAATTGTGATGCAGAGTTTGAACGTACTAGAGGAAGCATGGATCCTAAAAGATTAAGTAATTCCTACTTTCACGTATGTAAGAACTGTGATAGTAAGAAATTTGCTCAAAAAAAGGGCGTAGAACAAAAGCAGAAATGGAATATGTCCGCTAGTAGTTCTACACCAATTAGTAAGTTATAATTATTCAGACTTCCATATAGTCCAGGCACCGTACGCAATAGCGGCATATGCAGCTAATTTAGCAAAAGGTCCTGCTATAAGAACAATAACTCCAACTGCGACAAGCATTGCGCCGTCCCAAGAAGTTCTTTCGTCCAGTCTATTTTTAATCCAATTTTTCATTGTAATCTCCTATAGTCTATTATTTAGTATGTCTTTTACATAATTTAGTATGTATATTTTATTAGGGAATGTCAAAGACTCTGCTTTTTGTAAAAAAGTATGCAATTCTGTAGTCGATAAGGTATTTAATGCTAAATTCTTTGGATATGTTAACAAGTTAATATACCAATCGTTATACTCGTTCATAAAGTTTACAAGGTTAGTTAAATCAAACCAATTATTTCGATGTAATACTGTGTTAAATTCAAATGTATAATTATTTAATTTACAGTACTCAATAAAGTCTAAGGTATCTTGCCATACACTTCCGCCTCGTACTTTTTCATTTATTTCTGCAACTCCGTCAACACTTAAAATAAAATGTACAGACTTAAATTTACTCCATTGTTGTTCCCATTGTAGTTTTGGCATATAACTACAATTAGTATTGTATATAACACGACACTTTGATGGGTTAGGGTGTAATTTAAGTACAGACAAGTGCTTGTCAGTAATAAGAGGTTCGCCCCCTAGGAAAAGTATTTTTTCTATTGTATCTGGTATGTTATCAACTTCATCAATTGATAACTTTTTATTTAATGGAGCGCCATACAGTTGTTTTTCTTTAATAATCCAACTTGAGCTAAATTCTGAATTGCATCCGTCGCAAACTAAATTACACAAGTTGTCCATTCCAATTTCTAAAAACTTTACTGCTGGTGTATCAAATGTGTATTCTTCATTTAATTTCATACGCAAACTTTTATGCCCTAACGCTTCTTCGTCAAAACACTTTTGGCACTCGGGTATATAGTCACCTGTAGTATTACGTTCTCTTAGTTCAATATATTCTGGCCCATTTATTATTTGTTCTAAGTCACCTTTAAAAGTTGCAACAGGTTGTTTGAATCTACAACAAGGGTAGACCCTATTACCAGGACGTACATTTACATAATTCCAAAATGCACTACACTTCATTAAAAATAATCCTGCAAAGAACCTTTACGTTTGGTATCTAGTGTTTGACAGTGAAATCCTCCGCTTAAACTACGAGATTGCCTACATGGTAATCCTATAGTATCGATTCCATGTTTACCTAGTATGCGTCTTAGTGCTTCTTGTTTTTCATCTACAATTACTAGTTCTTCGTTTATGCTTAGAAAGTTAAGTCCAATATACGGACTACACGGAGCAATGCCTGTGTTCGCTGGCGGTGTATATAAGTCTTCTTCACCTACCCAAATTTTATCCCAGTCTTTGAAAATAGGCGGATACCAGTCTTCACTCAATCTACCTGCGTTTAACAGCACCAATCCAGGGCGTAGTGGTAGTACTGTGCTATCAAAGTGTGCAAAGCTATAATACTTCTCTGCAACGTGCAAACGATATCCCTTGGGTTCTAAGATAGTCTTAAGCCACTGAAAGCCTAGTTGGTTGCCACTGTTGCTCACTTGGCACAACAAGTCACGTCCCATACGAACAATGTTTGGTGCATCAAAAATAATCTCTTTGTTTACTAGTGTAGCATCACGTCTGTCTTCTAGTTGATAGTTGTCATCTGTTAGGATAGGCTTTGGAGCATTGATCCACTGTGTGCCTTCTTGCATCCATTTGTATAAATGTTTGTAGTAGGCTCTTGTTTCAAAGTATCTTGAACGCATTGGACTTGGGCATTCAATAATCATATTATCTAACGGTAACAACAAATCTCTTGGACAGAATGTATACCAACCTGTTGTTTCCCACTCCGGTGTGCTAAACTTCTTGTTATGATCTATACTATCAGGACGCATTACTTTGACGCCTAGGCCTTTAAGACATTCTGACAGTTTTTCTAAATCTTCATTTGCTTCATCTACAATCCATTTGTCTTGCGGCTGTCCATTAAACTGTTTTATGTCGTTATACTTTTCGCCACCATACATAAAACTGTGTGTACTTTTATTCATAGTAGGATGTACACAATTATCAGCAGTGCCTACTATAATTTCCTCTAATGGATCCCAATCATTATTACTTTGTACTGGCAAGTTCGCCTCCAATTAAATTTGATATGCATACTCTGTTAATCTTAGTACCTCGATTCATATGTTTCCATTCTTTATTGCCAGTACCAAACATTATACAATCTGTTTCTTTTAAATTTAGTTCTTGACATACTTGTTTATATTCTTTAGAATAAGTGTTCCAATTATAATCAACTGAAAAGTTTTTAATTAGTTCATTTACAATACCTAGCGATATTCTATTCTGCATTTTAACTGAGTTGAACACATCAATGCCGTCGTCGTTATCTTGTTTTTCTAACCGCATACCAACTCTTAAAAACTCTGCTCCGTTAAATGCTTTTGATATCGAAAATGCAATAGTATCAATACATGAAAACTTTGATACATCTAAATTAATATTTTTAGCACAAGGATAATATGCAAAGTCTAGTAATACTGGAATATTTAATGCACTGCAACTAGTTAGATAGTACTCTAGATCATCACGCTGTTTGCCCCAATCTGAAAACGGAACACTAATTACTACTGCATCATTTTCCTTTAACATGCCGTCTTCGATAAAAGCAAAGTTTCCTCCGTTTTTAAGAACAGCCTGATGATACATAAATTCGCCTTTAAAGAATCTTATAGTCTTGTCTTTATGTTTCCAATACCAGTGATCAAATGCCTGTATAGTTCCAGCAATTATTTTTTGATTAGTAAAATGATCTAATCCTAATAGATTATTGTTCTTACTACTGTTAATCCAAGAATAGAAATTATTAGTAAACGTATCAGGTATACTTTCGTCATATAAAAAGTTAGTTACATCTATCGAATTAATAAATGTTTGAATACTTTTATCTTGAATAGGAAGTGCGTTGCGTAAATTCATTATAACATATTTAAACCATTTTCGAAACCTTAGTATTGTTATTGAATTAAATAATTGTTCCTAAGGAGGAAATTATGATAAAATGGTTAAAAAACTTATTGGGCTTTGGAACAGTAGTTGATGTTGTCAACGAAATCTTTCCGGAAGATCCGGCGCCTGTTAAGAAAGTAGTAAAAAAAGCATCTACTAAGAAAACTTCTACTAAGAAGAAAAGTTCAGGTAGTTGCGATTTTGATAAATTGAATAAAGCTCAACTTTTAAAAGAAGCAAAACAGCGTGGTGTAAAAGCTAATGCAAGTCTTACGAAAGCAGAAATTTTAAGTCGACTTAAGGCCTAATAACGCCTTTTAGTTGTTCAATTGCAGTTTCACAGCGAGTCAGCTTACGCTCTAATACAGTAATAGCGGCTCGTTGTTTTCTTGACTGCTCTTCTAAGCTAGTCACATACTGAAGTGACGGTACCTCTTGTCGTGTACCATCTTCACCGAGCATAGTAAACCGATCAACGCCTTGGGCTTTTAGTCCACCAGTAACTCTGTTTGGATTCTTATCCGAAGCCGACGAACTCTGGGGTGCATTCGTTCTTCCGTACATTTTGTTCAAATAGCTCATAGTGTTTTAACTCCTCTTTGTATTTATATAGGTCAATACTAGCAAGATTCTTACACTTGCTCTCGCACATAATATCTGTGTAAGGCAAGAAACTCAATGCCCAGTCATTAACAAGTTGATTGGGATAGTAATCACTGTGCGCTCGTAGTTTGCCTTTCTTGTGTCCTGCTTCTAGTAGTGCTGGAAAATTAGGCATTGTGTCATGTGCAAAGCCTTCGGGTAGTGCTGTGTCTCTACTGTAACTGTAGTGTATTGCAGGACGCACACCACGCCAGCTATCTATTACGCGAGCAAATCTATCGTCGGTGGGCTGTATGTATTCACCTTCGCGGCACCAGTGATGGTGTATGTCAAGAACGAGTGCGCAGGTGTCAACAAGTTCGAGGCTGTGTTCAAGTCCCCACTTGTTCTCGTCGTTCTCGATCGTAATCGTGTTTCTCGCTTCTGGAGAAAGTCTTTTGTCAACTGCGTGTTTGATACCGGCTGGACCTTGTCTGCCTGATATATGGACGTTGCACTTGAAGTCTTGGAACGATTGGCCATAGCCCATCCATCTGATGCAATCAACATGATATTCAAACTCCTCTATCGATCTTTCGACAATGTCTTCGTTGTCGCTTGCAAGTACAGTAAATTGGCCTGGGTGCATCGATAGTCGGACATCGAGGGCTCTTGCCGT